CCCCCCTTTTTATTTAGAATGAACCACCAGTTACTGGGTTCCTCATAACAATCTTAAGAACTTTAGTGGGGTCTTTAACCCATACAGCAGGCATAGTCTGACTCATGTATACACGGTATCCATTAAATTGACCAGAGCTTGCAAAACCTTGTGTTCTACCCATATAGTCCATAGTACCATTCTGATAGAACCACTTCAGTTGATTATCCCAAGAGAGTTTCAACAGATAGATATTATCATTACCATTCTCAGTTACATCAAAAATGATAAAGCTGTAAGAGCTAAGAGGACGACCATCAATCAATGGGTTCTCAATATCATTAGTGTGCAGGTTATCAAATGCAGGGTTAAGAACAAACTTAACATTAGCCAAGAAAGGAATAGTAAAGCTGGTATATGCAAATCCAAAATCAAGATCCATTGCATTACCTTTTACTGCTCCAATATCAGATGCATTCTGTACCAGACCAGAACCATATACTTCATCAGCAATAGCTTTGTTAATCAACTGCATACCACCAATACCGGTTTGTACTACAAGCTTGCGCTGAGGATCTGGTCCTTTAAATTCAACTTTACCTTGATAGAAGTTATAAAGCTCAGACTTAAACATATCAAGAGAGAAAGCAGATTTGTTGTAAACTCTCTTAAATGAGTTGTCAAGCTGACTCCAAAGACCCACAGACAAACGAATATCATCTGGACCATCTTGCTTAATTCTACCACCTTTACCCCACATCAAGTAAGTTTCGATGTCATTAGCAATTTTAGAAAGGTGAGCAGCTTCCATATTAGTGATGAAAGTACGAGTAAGAGTACCATTCTCAAATGCTTGACGAGCACCTGACTTACCCATGCTTGCTACTAACTCTTCAATAGAAGATACAGATGGATTGTTAGGATCTTGATTAAAGTTTCTCCAAATTTCAGTTACAGGTACAGTACCATCAGCATTCAAACCACCTTTAATCATCAAGTCAGCACGAGATGAGATAGAATAGTGAACGTGTGCTTCAGCTCCACCAACAAAGTTGTAGAACTCACGGAAACCAGAACCAGTTTCAATATCAGAGAAACGCTCACCATATTCTCCACGAGCAGAACCTTTGCGGAAGAATTTAGTACCTGGAGTCAAATATTTGTTATCTAATACTGCAGTGTTGTTGTTATTAACCAACTGAACAGTGTAGATAAAACCATCACCAGCAGGAATAATATCATCTGCAGTGATATACAATTCTAAACCATTGTACTTGTCATAAGTAATGATATCACCATGACCAAAAGCTCTCTTAGAAAGTTTGATCTTAAAAGTGGTTCCATCAATACCTTTTTCATCATTAGCTGGTTCAATGTCTAAAACAACAAAAGGAAGATCTTGTGCAATCGGGGTTTGCCACTTGTACTCACCGCGAGCATTATCAACCATAATTGTGTTCTTACCACCAAATGATGCCATTTGATAAAGAGGCATTTCAACCTTTTGAGTCATTGCCCACAAATCTACAGGACCCATATCCATAGGTTCTGCACTACCTAACATTTGAGTTAAGTGATAGGAATCAACATGAGAGCTAGCTTTGTAACTAGTATCTCTCAGGAAAATCCCATTGTTTAATACTGGAGTTGCCATAGTTTTTTAATTAAAATCGTTTAAAAATATTGTTTGGTCTATTCAATTTTTTGCTTGGTCTTTTTTCTTCTTCATATCTATCAACACCTAATGATGAACCAGCTGCACTTGCTTGTTCTGTTTTTAACTTCCTTACAGTTGCTTCTGTGGCTTTCTGAGAGCCTTTCTCCATGATCTTAGACTTGTATCCATCTGGATCAGATAAAAGCCACAGAGCTTCTGAAATCAAGCTATAATTAGGTTCAATAAATTGATATTTCTCAAGAAGATGTCCTAAAAGATTTGTATTACGTCCACTTACTGATGGATAGTTTGGTTCAACTAAACCACTATATAACATGGCTTGAGTTTTTCTATCTAATCTTATATCTCCTAAAACACCATCTTTTAATGTTTCATATACATTATGCATGTATTGTTGTGATGCTTGCTCTTGTTGCTTCTTCCTCATTTCTTGTTCCTGAATCTTTCTAGCAACAACTTGCTCTTGCATCTTATCCAACTTTGGTTTAAACTTAGCAGCTTGTTGTTCAAGTTTTCCTAAGTCTTTCCAAATTTCAATTTCTTCCTCAATTTCTTCAGCTGTACCATAACCGGTGGCTTGAAGATATTCTCGGATAATAACTTCCTGATCTCTTTCACTAGAAATATCAAGAGTCTTTTTTTCTTCAGATTGTGCTAATGTTGCAAATAAACCTTTTAAATCTGTACCGCCATCTGCAATGTATTTAGCTGCAATCTGCAATTCAACCGGTAAACTTTCAAAGAACTGTCTTGGAGTTTCTTGTCTTGCTCTATTGATTTTATCTTCAAAATTAGCTTCGATCAATTCCTCCCAATCTTTTGCTGAGTATTCATCAAGAGGTTTATCATCATCAAAAGGAATAATTTTTTCTTCTTTAATTAATTTGCCAAATACATCAGCAATCCCTTCAATTTTTTTTCTTCCTCTTGTTTCTACTTTTTCTTCTGGTTCTTCATTTAAAGATTCAAAAACATCATCTGCAGTTTGTTTGACTTCATCAGAAATTGGCTCAGGTCTTTCATCTTCAAATGCGTCTGGTTCAGTAAATGAAAAATCAGCTTGTGGTTTTTTACTAAAAATATTGGCTTTTTGACTTGACTCATCAGAAATAACTGAATCTGCTGATGCTGCGCCATCAAATATTTCATCTAAATTAATGTCAACTGCCTCTACTTTAGTGTTCATATTTTCAGTACTCATAATGTTGGTTTTTATATATACAATATAATCAATGCAATTTTATAAACTTAAAATATTTTAAAGTAATTTTTATAATTAGTGCAGTATATAGCTATCGTAAAATCACTTCTTTGACTTAACGTCATACTTATTCTTGTTTTCTCTAGCTATTTCTAAATTCTTTTGAGCTATATCCCTTTGAGTTGCTAGCTTTTCCCTATCAATATTGAGCTTTTCTTTTTGAAGAGTGTTTTTCATTGCATTTTCTTCACGCTTCATATTCATTTGCTCTTGATATTGGGTGCTTTCTTTGATGTTCTCCATAGCATCAGCATAATCAGATATTAAATTCTGATTAATATCAGACTGTGCTCCATATCCAGCAGATCTTATTTCAGCAATTAAAAGATCATTCTTTCTGTCTAGATCATTCTGCTGAGCTTCAAATTGAAGCTTCATCTGGTCTTCCTGAATTTTAGCCTGAATTGCTTGCTGTTGCATTTCTTGTTGCTGCTGCAATTCTTGCTGTTTTAATGCCATTTGCTTTTGTTCGGCATCTTTAAGAACATCTGTTACTTCAGCAATAGAGGTTGCTTTAAGAACATTACCGAGGTCATATATTGTTGCACCTGTTGTGTTGTTTGTTAAAGCTAGTTGTTTTAATTGCTCAAGAATTGTTTTATGATTTGTGCGAGTTGTACAGAAGACATTAAAATCTCTAAGAAGGAGATCTGTACCATTAATTGTAAAGTTAACTTTTTGAGCTTCAGATGAGATATACTGCAATCTTAAGCTCGGATTTGTACTATTATAAAATTGAGCAAGATCAGTTCGCATCTTATGAACTCTTGGCATCAAATGATCAGAGTGTTGTGTAAAGTAAACCTCTGTTTGTGCATATGATTGATTTAAAGCTTGTGTGACACCGGTAGCTGTTTCTTGAGCTATTGGTGCACCAAGTCTTTGTGGGTTAATTCCAATTGCTTCAAATGCTTGTTGTTTAAAGTAATTAGCCAAACTAATTCTAGACATAAGTCTATTAGTTTGCTCCATATTCAATACTTGGTAGTGATTGAAGTTTGTAGCATTTTCAGTGTTAGTTATGGATGTATCTAAAGGTAGCATTTGAAAATCTTTCATTGCTACATATGCTTTAGCATAATTACCTTTACCCCAATCTTCACCCATAGAATGTCTTGGTAAAGCATTCTGATCAAACATAATTACAGTACCAAGTTCATCAACTAGAATATCAGCAATTTGGTTGTTAACCATGTTATAACCAACCTGATATGCTTTCATCAAATCCACTAATGATGTAGATTTAGTGTTTCTATCTGAAAATACTCTACCTTCTACAGGCAGTTTACAACCATAAAGTGTTTTATCACCTTTGAATTGGAAAGGTATTCTACCCGGTCTTGTTCTATTTATTCCTAAATAGATTGGGTTCATATTACCAGCTACATTAGTTCTCCAAAAACCTGGTAAGTTTGGACCAATCTTAATACCACCCCATACTTCATTTATCCAAATCCAATCAATATGTTCGCCTTGTAAAAGATTCTCTCTTGTTTTGTTTTTAAATACTGAGGTATCGTATATAGGTTTTTCGGTGATTTTATATGTTTCATCTACAATCTCTTGGAATATTTCACCATCCTCAGTAATTCTAACTAAGTGCCCAACCTTTCTTTGGGTTTTCCAATATGAAGTACAAACTCTTAATAATTGACCTTCACCCCATAATGACACATCATCACTTTGATCTAATATAGCACTTACTATATCACCACCTCTTACTGGATCATTACTCCAGTTGCTTACAAATTGTCTGTAAGCTAAACCCGGCATGTTTGTATTCCACTCATGTGATCTTGAAGGATCATAGTAAGATCCATCATTTTGATATCCATTTACTTGATAAAGAGCTGTACGAGCAGGGTAGATTCTTTCTAAAGATTTTAATTGATCTTCTGTCATTAAATAACCATACTTATCAATAACATCCGGTACGGTCATTAAATCTAGCTTTCCAACAAACTTAGAATCAGAGATATATCTAACATCTGGAGATTTTTGATAAAATGTAAGTACAGGATTCCATAACTCCACTTCATAATCATCTTCCATCATTCTAAAATGCCAGAACTCTCTATCTGTAATTAGCATATCTCTAAATGCACGTTCTTCAAGCTCGTACATTTTAAATCTTTCTTCATCAACATTTAATTGATGTGTTGCCCACTCCTCTATTTCACTTCTGTATGTCTTAGAAAAATAATCTTCTATTTGTGGAAGTGACATTAAATTTTCCTTAGATAATTGAGTCTGAGCTTCTTCAGAAGATGGGTCAACCCCCATCTCAATCATTCTTGATAATAATTTAGCTTCAGCATCAGCTAATAGAGTTTCTTCTATAAGCTTTTTCTTTTGCTCAAGCATCTCCTTATAAGAGATATCATCAACAGCTCTGAATTGTACTTTAGAATACCTTTTAGAGAATTCACCAGACAATACATTTATTACGTTTGGAATAATGGGATAAAATTTTAACTCAAGTGCAGAGTTATCTTCTTGAGTTAATACATCCATTAAATCTTTATAGTCATTATTCTCCTCTACAATGTAATCCGTTTTATCAATAATACCTTTTGCCAGCTTATAGTTTTTGAGTAAGCGACGTGCATTAAGTCTCAGAAACTCAATACCTTGTAATTCTAGCCAATCAAGGTTCCATGCTGCCCAATCTTCATTTTTTTCTTTAGCTGGTAAAAATTGTAGTGGTTGTGTTAAAGATGATGATGTAGGATAACCCTCACCTTTAGCACCACTTTTCAGTTGCATTGCATTATATACCTTCATTACCTAAAATTTTTAAAAGCAGATTTTTTCATACTACTTTTCATATTGGTTGTTTTTCCAATATTTCTAAACGGAGTATATTTTAATTTATATAAATTTTTCGAGTTTTCCAAGTTAGTTGTTGATTCTCTTATTTTTGTATATCCGCGATTTGATTGCTGTACTTTAGCAAAAGCAACTAAAGCAGCAAAAGAAACTAAACGGTCAACGTTTAATCCTGGTTGATATGCAAGCATTTCTTTTAACAACATTGGATCAGGTATTCTTTCAATACCAAATTTTGTGCTAAGTATATTACCTTGAGTATCAGTCTCTTGATCAATTTCTTCTCTCAAAAACTCAATTGCATATGATATCAAATGGCTTTTAAAAAGTGTTCCTGTGTTCTTCCAACCATATTCTTGATAAACATTAGCATTAGATCCAAGATCTTTTAAAAATAAAATTTGCTGTTTAGGTACTAAATATTTCTGTTTTTTTCTCGCTATCATATGCTGAATAAATAACGATATGTTATTTTCCACCAATGTCCAAGCATTATACCATTCAATTATTAATTCTAATTGCTCATGTGTTTTGTTAATATCATCATATCTACCACACCATGCAGCAACAATCTTATCTGGTTCTATAAAAGACTCAATACCATCCGGGGTATCTCTAATTACCTCAGTTGCTGTTTTATAAACATATATTGAGCATAAAGAATCAGATGTTGTTGTTTTACCTTCTCCTACAGGGTCAATTGATGCATAATAAGAACCAAACTGAGGATTCTTAACAGGACGCTCCCAAACAACCAAAACCCCAGATTTATCTTGCATTTTTTTATCCACAGGAAATTGAGATATTGGAAGCTTATTACTTCGTTTAGCAATGATTCCTTCCTTATCTCTTTCTAATTCTATAAATTCTAAAGAATATTCTTTCTCTTCAATTCTTTTTAATTGTTTAGAAATTAGACTCTGAGGAAATATTGATTCTTTTCTATAAGCAAATGCCTCTGCTATATTAGTGGGTTTCTGAGATATACGAAGCTGATACTGTTCAGGATTTAACTCACCTTTCCATTTCTCTCTTTCAGCTTTTATAGCAGCTAATGCCTGCTCTACAAGAGAGTTACCATATTCATCAATATAAGGAGGCATTGACCATTGTTCTGGTATGAATAGTCCGGCCACACCTATTGTACCGTCAGCATCCATTAGATTTGTTTCTACAGCATATATATCATTGTTTGTAGGAAACAAAATCATTTGTTTTAATGGATCACATTGATCAAGATCACCGACAGATCCAGCAGCAATAAATGTACCAGTGGTAATCATACCAGATGACATTGCAGGTCTTAAATATTCATATGTATCCATCATTTTAGGAGCAATACCAGCTTCTTCATGAAAGAAGTAGGTTGTTGGACCACCTACACCTGTAGTTGGACTTTTCTCAAATGATGCACCTTGAATTTTAGATTTTAAACCTCTTGATGTTTTTCTATTACCAACTCTAACCTCAATTTGTTGTTGCCATAACAAAACTTTCTCTGGGTTAGATGGTCTATACCATGCTGTATGTTGATTTAGAAAATCTTTATATTCATCAAGAAATTTCCAAGAACCTTTATCATTTATGTAATCTTTTAAGCTTGCACCTATCTTACACACACTACCTTCTTCAAACCAATACTGGTTGATTAGTTTAGCCATGTGAAAATATGAAGATGCAATCTGACGTTTCTTTAAGATTGCAACATGCTTATTGTGAAGTTCTGCAAGTATTTCATAAAGAGCCATATGGTATTGTGCATCTCTTACTTTTGCAAAACCATATGCTTTGATTTCTTTATTATATATTGGAAGAAAATTCAACCACATATAATAATCTCTGGTCAGATACCAAGTTCTACCATTGTTTTTATAAATTACCCCCTGGCGACATTTATTCTTTTGATCGTCCCAGTATGCTGTAAAATCTTTTGATTTAAATGGTGCAGAACAATAGAACCCTTGTTTGTTGAATATTTCAGCTTGTTCGTTAAACAATAATGATGTTTCATCAAATTCATACTGACCGGGTTCCTTAAATATAGATAATAAAAAGTCAATAAACTCCTGATCAGAGAATTCAGTTGTTGTCCAACCATTATCATATGTGGGTATAACCCTACTCATTTATAACAGCTAAAATATCCCCGGCTGTAATTAATAGATGCGGTTCACCCTCATGCATCATTTCTGTTGGAACAGCATAACTTGCATATTGTATCAAGTCTCCAACACTAATCTCTTCAACATCTTTTCCGATAGCAATAACATAACCTTTATAGGTTTCTACTTTACTTGTTTCCGGTACTAAAATGTTTGTTCCCGGAAAGTATTGTTCTTCTTTTTTCTTTTTGATTAGGATTCTTTTTCCTACTGGTGTTATTTTTTGCATTATATTGAATTTGGTCTATAAATATAATAAGGACTTTTTGCATATGTCATATCAATATCCTCACTTGATAATCTATCTGATTTTATTTTAAATTTTGGAGGATTATCTTTATCATATGGTTTAATGAAATCCGCGTTGTGCCATCTTAGTAAGTTATTAGGTTGAACACAAAAATTTCCATCATCTAATTCTATAAAATGAAAACACTTTGAATCCATATCTGCAGAATATCCTGTATCAACAGTGTTAGGATCTGTAGGATAATCATCTATTGTGAAATGATATATTCCAGAACGCCATTCACCATCTCTACAAAATACATCCACCCTTTTATGTTGTAAAAAATGAAATGATAATACAGATATAGAAAATGATTGTGCATCCCAGCTTTCTAACAGAGATAATCTTTTTTGCTCATCAATTGATAAAACATCATAATCATTTTTATGACAAAATGCTGATATAGGAAGATTCCATATAACTGCACCAAAGTTTGTTTGAAAATGAAATAATAATGGATAGTTTATTAAAGATTTAACTCCAAAAATAAATCCCGGAGTGTCTTCCATACCTATCCATTCTTTTCTTATAGTACACTCTATGTAAGGTGTATTTGCATTTAACTGGCTCATATCTGATCGTATGCTAAACCCTGTCCTCCTCTAACAGAACTTTCTTGTTCTTGTTTCATGTCATTGAATGCTCCCTTATAAGACTGCCTTATTTGCTCAAATTTAGCAGCAGCATTAACAAGAGAATTAATGTTTCCATCTCTACCATGCTCAATACTTGTTGTTTCCATATACTTTGCTAAACGATCCAGCATTGACTTAATACCTTTATAAGCTCTGTAGGTAGGTGTCTCATAAAGTTTACTGCACATTTCTAAAGCATGTTGAATGTGATCATCTTCAGGAGATTCTTCTAATCGCACCTCTTGAATAATTATATCCTCTTTTTCATGCTCCGGAATATTAAAAAATGGATTAAGATCTGGGTTTGGGCAAGTCATATAAAACAAATATTGATAGATGGATAGATAAGTATCTGGAAATGAATCCATTATGCTCTTTAAAAAATTAAGAGTGTAGCAATGCTCTGTTGGAATCACCTTTCCATTTTGTATATCAAATATCCTTACTATCATTTGTTATCTTTTAGCCACATCATTAAATCATCAACTTCTTGTTTTAGATAGGGAAGATCATACAAAATAATATCTTCAATCACAGGTTCTCCATTTATGTGTTCATTTATTGGATAACCATTCTGATCTTCACCAACTTGAACAAACTTCACATGTTGAATTGTCAACTTCCCGATCTTAAAACTTGGATTGTGCTTTTTAATAATATACGCATAAATACTGAGTTGTACATTATAATGGTTTAAATTGCAATCATCCAAGTGACTGAGAGGTCCTGTCATCTTTTGTGATATACCCTCCCAGTTTACATAACTCTTATCCTTTATTTCTTTGTTCGTCTTGTAATCTGTAATATTTATTCTACCGTTTACAATCTCTACAAGATCAGATTGCCCACACAAACCGGCAGACTTTAAATACACCATATGTTCTGGGTAAACACCATCTGTTAGTTTTTGATTTGGAGCAATCTTTAAACCATCTTCAATTATTGGTTTTATTATTGGTACAACAACACCCTCTCTTTCAATTGTAGCAAAATCTAATAAATCAGCTTCTCGTTGTTGATGATACCAATTTCCTAAATTAATAGCTCGTTGTGATTCAGAATCCCAGGCATTTAAGATTTCTTGAACTGACATCCCATACCACTTAGACTTCTTATTTTTTGCTGATTTTTTAGCTATTTCTTCTGCATTAAACTTTTGTTTGAACTTACCTATAAAAGATGTGACGCTGGTCCATTGAATATTCTCATCACCTAAACTTTTATAAATATGTCCTTCTTCTTTAAAATATAAACTCATGATTTTTCGTTTGTGGTGTCAGACACCCATTCCTTAATTGGATTATCAGTGATATCAAATAATTCTTCATATTCCATATCTACAGATATGTTTGTGTAAAATTTTTTTCGCACATAATCTCCTAAAGCAAAATCATTAGGAAATCTGCGAATCTCATCTTCTGTAATAACTACACCTCTCATATATTTAATTTTTCTTCTGTTTCTTCATCCATTAATGCATTCCACTTTCCTAAAGGACATGATGCAGATAATGCTCTTGTTTTAAAGGCTAAACTACATCCGCATTCACTACAACAGGGTTTTGTAATAGGTGATAGACATTTGTCTCCTGTGGTATCTAATGACTCACATTCTTTACAAATAGACCATCTAAGAGCAGCCTCTGCTTCAACATGCTCCTTTTTAAAGATATTGTTCTTAATACCTTCAAGGATTTGTTCTTTATTTTTAAATGCTCCTATGTATTGTTCCCACCCCATCCTTTAAATTCTTTTTTTTCTTTTACCATTTGGTTGTAGCTCTCGGCCACTCTTTCCATTTCTTCTAGTTTTTCTTTAACGATCACACTCTTTTCATAGCCATTGTATGTAGTTTTTGTGATATTACCTAGAATACTTTTATAACGTTTAATTTCTTTTTCTAGTTTATTTTTCCTAATAGAGAAGGTTCCGAGACCATCCACCATTATTTTATGATATTCTAAAGATGATAATGACTTTCGAAGTTTTTCATAGTAAAAATTTATAAAGTCATCCACAACATTTTTATGAACACCCACTTCTTCAGCAATACCATCTTTAAAATCTTTATGACTCTTTGGTTTCATTACCAAGGATTTTAAAATCTAGAAAAACAACACCGCTAGACTGAACTTGCATTGTTGCACTCAACTTAACGGACTTGTTATTTTTCTCAATCAAACCTTTTTTAATTGCTCTTGTCACAGCATTTCTAGAAGACTGATTACTTTTAAACACCTTCTTATTAGTTAGATGCTCACAAAACCTACTCAACTCAATACCGGGGTTATTTGCTAGCTCAAATAAACAATTCAACTCAGAGTCTGTAATCTGAATATTAGCAAAAAAACAATGAGTTATGATTTGGTATTTTACCACATCATCCAAAGATGTTTTAATCTTCTTCTCAACTTTATTGACAACCATAACTATAAACTTAATATCATATCAACTAATCTAGGATCAGGGTAGACATCTGTCTTATCCTTCCTAATATTTCCATGACTTAGTAAACCAATTGCTTTACCATAATATGCTTCTTCATGGTAGTCAAAAGCTCTATTAGGTCCATACTTCTTAATCCACTGCTGTAAACCCAACCTCAAATCAATATTATCTCTCTCTGCTATGTGTCTCAACAGCTTTTCGGTTTCTTTGATCTGCTCATCAGAGTAACTATGATAATTAATATAACCTTTAAATCTTTCTGGAAGAGTGATAACTTGGGATTCAATAACCTTAGAATTAACATATGTCTTGTAATCAGATGTTAAATAACCCATAGCACACAACTCAATTCCCACAGATGTCTTGTTCATGTTTCCAGAACCACTCTCACCAATATGCCATGCTAAATTACCATAAGGGAAAGCTTGTATAACACGTCCATCAAACTCATCATTTCCTGTTCTATGATCTTGTCCCCCTATAACAAATTCTGTTGCAATACGCCCCCGGTTATCTTTAGCCCATTGATCAACTATATGATAAGGGTTGAATGTACCAGCAGTATGATGAAGAACAATATAAAAATTCTTCAACTTCATCTGGACATATTCACTTTCCGGAAGGTAATACTTATGAATCACCTGATTATAGTTAGTTCTAAAATACTGCTCACTACTATCAGAGGATGTATCAATAGCTTCATTCTTAAAAGATGTTGATAATAACATAGCCCATGTCTGATTACCTACAACACCATCCGGGTCAATGTTATTATAAAGCTGAAATCTAATAACAGCTTTTCTAGTAAGAGGACCAAAGATACCATCAGCTTTAATACCTAAAAGGTTCTGAAGTCTCTTAACCTCAGAACCTTTATCTCCTTGCTTTAACATTGTCATTTCTTAAGCTTTCTTTTTTCTTCAAAATCTTCTTTAGCTTGAGAATCACTAGCTAATGCTTGTGCTAAAAAGACTTGAGCTTCAACTCTCTGAGCTCTTGCTAATTCAATGTCTCTAAGCAACTCCTCATATTCTTTTTGAACTTTAAGATGAGGAATGTTTGTCTCATAAAACTCAGTGATTTCTTTTCTTCGCTGAGCCACTTCTTCTTGTGATAATTCCATATTTGTTGATTTAGTACAACAAATATAAAAAATTCTGAAACAAATACAAAATGTTTATATGCTATCTATAACATTCTTGATTTCCTGACACCGCTCATACCATTCTTGCTCCTCATAATATTTTAAGATTCTTTGTAAATCTTCCATAGTAATATCAACCTCCGGGTCATGTGCAAACACCACTTCCTTTTTTCTAGCTTTAAGCATTTGCTTATAACTGATCTTATTAGTGATCAAAAGAAAACTATTATTATATGCTTGTTCAAAAACGTCCATATTATAATATAATAATTTTTTGTGTGTTGCATTCTTGGGGGGTGTAATAAAACCGCTCCCCGGCTATAATATGAGTAGGATTTGCCCCCGTATTATTATTTAACCTAAAAACTTTTACCGATGGCAAAGTTTAACGTACTTTTCTGTGAAAAGATTGAAGACACTAATCTTTTCAAAGTTGCATTTGGAGTCAAGACTGACTCAATGCCTTCATGGTTTCCAGGAACCAAAGCTTGGTCTCTGTCTCTCACTGAGTTGAAACTCAATGAGGAAGAGACTATTGCCGATGATTCATTTGAGCTCATAGAGCAACAAAATGAAAACGGCATTTTCAAAGTCATTAAGTGGAAGTAATTCCACTTTAGACTTGTACTGACTGTGCATAACTACGTGTTATATAAGATAATATATACACGTAGTTATGTCATAGTACTACCATGTTACACAGCATTATTACCTCTAAACTAGCTAACATCAGGTTGAAAGATAATAGCATAATGTTTGTGTGACGTGTTTTATTTAATGTGGGGATAACAACATTCCGGCATTTGATTAGCTTTTTCTTTTTCACTTTCTTCTTTCATTATTAAATTATATATAGCTATGTGGCACTAC